GTAATACATGATGGACCACTCATGGTCATCGCATACCTCGCAGGCACTGCGGTAGACACATCCGTTCTCTAGGTCATATTCCTGCTTCAGCCTATTAGCTAAAGCGTTACATTCTCTATAGACCGCCCAATCGTCGTATCTTTCTGCCTTACTCATTGTCGTGTTCCTCCGGTGTTGTAAGCCTGTCTCATCAGTACGGGTTGGCTAGCTCCCGCAGACCGCCAATCAGGCGGTTTCGACTTTGTAAATGTGTGTAATTCGATGTCTGCGTCCATGTGACCAATCGTAAAGCTTGCCATCTGCAACGCAGGCAACGTGTCGGCTGGTGTAAAGCCAGTATGTACCTTTGCGCGGCAACGACTCTTCAGCTTTGCCTAACGTCTTGCAATACTTCGGCGCTTCTCTCAGAGAGTAACCAAGGGTGGTTAATGCTTCGCGCTGCTGGTGTATGTAGGTTCCGCATCGTTTCTTTCGGCCAAGCCTCTTGAATATGTTGAAAGCTTTGCCATATGAACACCCAGTCGCTGCCGTTAGAGCAACAACAGAGCACATGCCGCTATCTTGGTAGTAAGTTTTGGCAATATTCAATATTTGCTCATAGTTTTGGTATCTACACATCAAACAGCTCTCCAAGTGTAAACTACACCTAGATGACGAATGACGCGTGAATCCTTGTAAACACAGTCCGTAGAGTCAGTCGCAAGGTATCCGCGACTTACAGAAAATGTTTGGTCAATCTTCACAAGTCGATAGAACGGGTTTAAATGTGCAAGTATGATTTTCAATGTAAACATGATATTTCCTCCGATATGTTTTATTTGAGAGACTCAACGCCTAACCGTATACGGGCCGAATCTCTCAAGGTAAAACACACAAGAAGTAACATGAGATAAACTGATAGTACTCAGGATATGGCTAATCAATGGTGAATCCTTGGCTTCATGGTTCCAAAGCTTTGCCGCCCTTTCCTCCACTCTCTCTGCTTCTAGCTGGACTCCACTATCTGGCAATGCCAAGGCACTGTGTGGGTCTACCTGTCTCTCTTGCTAGTTACATACTGAGCTTCGAGTCACGCACTCTCATGGGGTACTTGTAGTGCGTAGGGTGATAAGAACACATCTAGAATATGGTCGTCAAGTACCATACATAAAAAAATATACTGGTCTTTTGTACAGTAGTCCGTGGGTATAGATGTAAGGTGTTGAATGGGTAATCGGTTGGGCTAATGGGTGCTTCACCAATCCTCACGTCCAATCATGGCAATTCGGACACCACTAAGGCATTCTGGCCATAGAGCGAGCGTTCGTTCGGTAAAGGGGGTTCGGCTTATAAGGGGGGGGGAGGGGAGCTGGCACGCTGTAATTATTATAGTACCCACCCAAACTTGCAAAAGGCCAATTTTAAAAAAGAAGCGAAATAGCTTTCATATCAACGAGTTATACTTTTTGGTATTTTTCGTTAAATATTGGTATGATTTACTTTCTATTAAGGAGATATGATATGAAGAATCAAGCAAAGCATTGGACTAAACCTACCTATAAAACTATTCGTTTAGGCTTTGAGATTACTATGTATTTCAAACATGAATGATTTGAATGCACCAAGCGGTATTGCTGACTGTTCTGTAGAGGAAGAACCTAAACGGAAGAGGGGTAGACCTCGTAAACCTGATAGGTTGTTAACTCGTCAGCAGTGGGAGGATGAGGGTAAGAAGGCTAAGGGTAGACCTAAGGGTATGAGGACTGCCATTAAGAAGTTAGAGGAACGCCTCCTATCCGCTAATAGAATAGAACACGTCATAGATGCTATTGTTAAGGCTGCTGAAGACCCTGAGCATAAGAATCAGGCCGCAGCCTGGAAGCTTATAATGGATAGAATGGCTCCTCTAAGTCATTATGATAAAACAAAGGGCAATGAAAAGCCAGTAATTCAGATTAACGTATCCTCTATAGACCGCATAGATACTAGCGTTCAGGACATTGAGGGCGAGATAGTTGAATAGACTAGCTGACCAACTAGCCAAACACGAAGGGGTTAAGAGATTCGCTTATAAATGCCCCGCTGGTAAGTGGACTATAGGAGTCGGTAGGAATATTGACGAGGATGGTGGATTAGGACTGTCTGATGGTGAAATCTACACCCTATTAAACAACGACATCCAAAGAACTGATGAAGAATTAACCAATGCCTTTCGTTTCTATGAAGATTTAGATAGAGTTCGTAAGGATGCAATGATTAACATTTGCTTCAATCTAGGTCTAACACGTCTCAGAAGCTTCAGACTGGCCCTTAAACTGATGGAAACAAAAGACTACCCTGAGGCTTCAATGGAGTTTTTAGACTCTCTATGGGCCTCTCAGGTGGGTCAGAGAGCCTTAGACATAGCACACATGATTCAATACGGAGAATATCCTGATGAAGGGCGTTAATCACTACAAGAAAGATGGAACCCTCCATAAAGGTGGTACTCATAAAATGCCCAATGGTGAGTTACATTCTGGGGCTAAACACACAAGTTCTAGTGTTAAGCTCTTTCATTACGGTGAGCTGAGTAAGAAGGCTCAAGACAAAGCACGTTCAAACTGGAGATAATTATGCCTGGTTACGGTGGTTCTTACGGCGGTATGAAGAAAAAGGGTAAAAAGAAAAAAGTAAAGAAGCCTAAGTAATGGCTCGTAGATTCTCAAGAGTTCCTAAGACTGCTAGGGGTACTCCTGTTAAGTATGTCCGTGGGTCTAAAAACAAAAAGGCTACGGAAGACGAGATAAAGTCTACATCTCGTAAATACAAAAAGGGAACCCTTACTAAAGCTGAGATGGACGCTATAGTTAAGAGGAGGTCTAAAAGTGCCAAAAAAAGCAAAAAGTAGCACAGCAACTACGCTGAAGAATATGTCTGAAAAGTACAATGTACCTGTAGGCATATTGAAACAAGTAGTAAAGCGTGGACAAGGTGCGTACTTTTCTTCTGGCTCTCGCCCTGGTCAAACCCCTACATCATGGGGCATTGCTAGGGCTAGGTCTTTTGCTTCTGGCTCTGGTGGTGCTAGGAAGGCTGATGCTGACCTTTGGAAGAAGGTTAAAGCCAGACGTAAATGAACCTAGATATACAACTACTAGATTGGCAGCAGGAGGTCTGGAACGACCCTACCCGCTTCAAGGTAGTCGCAGCAGGCCGTAGGACAGGTAAATCCCGTCTTGCGGCTTACTTGCTTCTAGTCAACGCCTTACAAGCTACTAAAGGGCATGTCTTCTATGTAGCCCCTACTCAAGGCCAAGCTAGAGATATTATGTGGAACCTCCTCTTAGAATTAGGAGGGGACATGGTTGAAGGCTCCCACGTTAACAACTTACAGATTAAGTTAATTAACGGCATTACCATCTCTCTAAAGGGGGCTGATAGACCTGAGACAATGCGTGGTGTCTCCCTAGCCTACTTAGTATTAGATGAATACGCAGACATGAAGCCTGACGTATGGGAGTTGATTTTACGCCCAGCTCTGTCAGACTTGAAGGCAAGTGCTTTGTTCATTGGGACACCAATGGGTAGAAACCATTTTTATGACCTCTACAAACAAGCCGAGTTAGGTGGCGACCCCAACTTCAAAGCATGGCATTACACTAGCTATGACAACAATCTCCTAGAAAAGAGTGAGATTGACCAAGCCAAGATATCTATGTCCTCCTACGCTTTTAGGCAGGAGTTCATGGCATCCTTTGAGGCCCGTGGTTCCGAGATGTTTAAGGAGTCCTGGGTTAGATTCTCAGAGGAAGAGCCTGATGGCGATTACTACATAGCCATTGACTTAGCTGGCTTTGAGGAGGTTGGGAAGAAAAACAAAACCAAAAATCTTGACAACACTTCTATCGCCGTGGTAAAGGTGGGTAGCCAAGGGTGGTGGGTTAAGGATATAATCACGGGTAGGTGGTCTTTAGACCAGACCGCCCAGAAGATATTTCAAGCTGTTAGGGACTATCAACCTATCTCTGTGGGTATAGAGAAGGGTATAGCCCGTCAAGCTGTAATGTCTCCATTAACTGACTTGATGAAGAAGTATTCTCGTTTCTTTAGGGTTGAAGAACTAACCCACGGAAACAAGAAGAAAACAGATAGGGTTATGTGGGCGTTACAAGGAAGATTTGAGAACGGCCTTATTAACCTTAACAAAGGTGAATGGAATGTTCAATTCATGGATGAACTATTTCAATTCCCTGATGCCCTAACACATGATGACATGGTAGATGCACTAGCCTACATAGACCAACTGGCTAACGTCTCCTACTCATACGACTTTGAAGAAGACCACTTTGATGTGGTCGATATGGTAGCTGGTTACTAATATGCTTGATAAAGAAGAGTTTGCAATTCTACAAAGCGTTGAAAGCTGGGTTATGGAGCAATGTAACTCATGGCGTGACCACTTTGATAATAACTACCAAGATAAGTTTGAAGAGTATAATCGTCTGTGGAGAGGACAGTTTTCCGCAGAAGATAAGACCCGTGACTCAGAAAGAAGCCAGATTATATCCCCAGCCTTACAACAGGCTGTTGAATCCTCAGTAGCTGAAATTGAAGAGGCTACCTTCGGAAGAGGAAGATTCTTTGACATTAAGGATGATTTGAGGGATGGTGAACCTCAAGATGTTGTATTCCTTAGAGAACAACTTTATAGAGACTTTCAGCAAAACAAAGCAAGAAAGGGTGTTGCTGAGTGTCTAATAAACGCCGCCGTCTATGGAACTGGCGTTGCAGAAATAGTGCTGCAAGAAGAAAAAGAAATGAAGCCAGCCTCCCAACCAATAATGGAAGGGCAGATGCAGGCAGTAGGAGTAAACATAGCAGACAGAACAGTCTGTAAACTCCGTCCAATCCTCCCACAAAACTTCTTGATTGACCCCGTAGCGACTTCTATTGAGGAGGCTATTGGTGTTGCTGTTGATGAATTTGTCCCGTATCACCAAGTAGAACTCCTACAAGAAAGTGGTGTTTACAAGGACGTTGACATCACCCTAGCTTATAACGATACAGACCTTGACCCTGACCCTGAGTTAATTGACCAGCCTGACAATAAGGTTCGTCTTACTAAATACTACGGTCTAGTTCCTAAATATCTCGTAGAAGATGAAGAAGACTTTGAGATTGAAGAGGAAGATGGTCATTACATTGAATGTATTATTGTTATTGCTAACGGTGGAACTCTACTTAAAGTAGAAAGAAACCCTTATATGATGGGCGATAGGCCTGTCGTAGCCTTTCCTTGGGATATAGTTCCAGGAAGATTCTGGGGTAGAGGTGTATGTGAGAAAGGATATAACTCACAAAAAGCACTAGATGCTGAATTAAGGGCCAGAATAGATGCCCTAGCATTAACTGTACACCCTATGATGGCTATGGATGCCACCCGTCTACCAAGGGGTGCAAAACCAGAAGTTCGTCCTGGTAAGATATTATTAACTAATGGCGACCCCAGAGAAGTATTACAGCCGTTTAACTTCGGACAAGTCTCTCAAATTACCTTCGCTCAAGCTGACCAACTTCAAAAGATGGTACAAACAGCTACCGGAGCTATAGATTCTGCTGGAATACCTGGCTCTATTAACGGTGAAGCTACCGCTGCGGGGATTTCTATGTCCCTTGGGGCGATTATTAAGAGACACAAAAGGACTCTTATCAACTTCCAAGAGTCTTTTCTGATACCATTCGTAACAAAAGTAGCACACAGGTATATGCAGTTTGAACCTGAAATCTACCCTGTTAACGATTATAAGTTTGAAGTCGTGTCCTCTTTAGGGATTATTGCTAGGGAATACGAAGTAACTCAATTGGTACAACTGTTACAAACTATGGGTTCAGACTCACCTCTGTATCCAGTTTTAATACAGTCCATTATAGATAACATGAACATCTCCAATAGGGAGCAACTGATTCAAGTTATCCAACAAGCGTCACAACCTAATCCCCAAGCACAGGAAGCGGCTCAAGCAGCACAACAAGTACAGTTACAGTTCCAGCAGTCTCAGACTAACGCTCTCAACGGTCAAGCGGCTGAATCTACAGCCAGGGCCGAGAAGATTGCTCAGGAGACTAAGGCTATTCCTGTTGAGCTTGAGAACGATAGGATTAAAGCTATTGCCACTAACTTAAAAGCTGGCAATGAGGACGACAAAGAGTTTGAAAGGCGAATG